GAGATACTTTTTAAATATAATATACAATGTGCAAGTTCCCCACAAGTTGTCAGACAATTCAAAATAACAACATAAATCGAATCTATGTTCTATAAGAGCGTTTATAAATTAAAACATATAATGTTAACAATTTATTTACAATTATGTCATAATGTGTTAACAGTAGTACAGTACTATATAGAGAGAAAGAAAAATAAAGACAGTTAGGAAAGACTAACAGAAAGGCTATATTATGAAAATGAGTGAAAAAACATTATTAAAGAAGATTGAACAAGCGTTTGCAGAAAATTATTGTACTGGTAGTTATAAATTAGAGCTTCAGCATGATTACGATGAAGCGTCATATTATGTTTTATTTTATACATATGAAACATGGGAGACAATATCAGTAGATATTACTGCTACGCGTTTAGGCGAAGTAAAGTTTTTTAGTTACGTTCATTGGCATTACATTAGTAACTTTAATAGTCATGTAAAGTCTGTTATCAATGTGTTGCGTATGCTTTTTGACATGATAGATAGTAATAAAGATACAATGATTAAATATTGTGTAATTGAACCAGAAGAACCAGAAGAACCGGAAGAACCAGAAGAACCAGAAGAACTAAAAGACGTTATGAAAGTAAAACAAGAATTAAATGCACGTTTTGGAAAAGAGCAATATTTTGATACAGATAGTGTACAGTCAAATAAGACAACACTTGCAAAAATTGAAAATATCAATCATTGTCCGAATCAAAACACATGCTGTATTGTTTCACCTTTTGTACATTGCAATTATAATTACAAATCAGATAGCTGTATCAAAGCGCATAAGAATTTTATTCATGATTGCGAACAGTTACATAAACAAATGAAAGCAAAAAGCAATCCAGAATGGCATCATGTTAGCCTTGCTACACTTGCCAACATTGATTTTGATATGCTTGACGAAAAGCGCAAGCTTGTATGTAATATCAACCAGATATTAAAAGACGGTATTCGCAATTTATATAAATGTGAGAATCATATTTCGTTTGAAGTCTTAGAAAGATATGTAATTAGAAAATGTGACGAATTGATTCGACACAATTGTTTAAAAGCGTTCTGGTTTTCGTATATTGCGAGACAGCTTGATGATGTTAGAAGAAACACTATCTATTTATATACTCCATATATTACAGCGCATAGAAATAGATGGTAATATCATAGCTGTTCTATCGGCTACACGGGAAGAAAGGCAGAAACTATGAATTTGTATGGGATCAGAAACAGAGCAACAATCGAATCGGCACCATTTATGATAACTAATGAGCATGACGCTTTTCATTACTGTCTTGATAACTATAGTTTTGTAACAAGCGTGCAGGTGAGAGGCTATATGAATAACAATTTATCAACTGTGCATCGTTATGATGGAAGATATGGAAAAGGTGTTGTAAGAACGCAATCTAGCTATTATCATGGTAAACGTTCAACAAATTACATGACAATCGAATACTGGGTTGAAAAGTGAGGTAAAGAATATGGATAATTTAACAGTTCAAAAGAAATCAAAATTTATCGGAGATTGCATCGCCGCTGAAGATTCTATTGGCAAGTGGCACATTGATGTTAGAAAGATGTATGCTTATTTGGCAGAACAGGCAGTAAATGCAGAAACATCTTCTGATATTAACTATCTGGAAATTGCAAAAGTATCACTTGATTTTCTTGTAAGAGGTGTATTAAAATGAGAAGAATGAAATATAATTATTGTGTAGAAATTGCATATCTGGACACCGATAGCGATTACATAAAAGTTGAATATATCGAAACGCTATCATATAACGCAAAGGAAGCTAAAGAAGAAGCTTATTCTTATATCAAATCGTTTCCTAATGTTTCTCATCCTACACTAGTGGAAGTATATAGAGTATAACAAAAGAGGGTTTTGAACCCTCTTTTTCTTAATTCAAAGCAATATTAAATTCCACTCCATACAACTGGATCTCATCAACATTAGTATAAGTAGCGAATCCACTTCCGCTTATATCAACCAACTGAAGATAAATTGCCCCACTGTCTACTTGTGTTGCATCAAAGGGATTGATAGTGAGAATCGCCATGCATTGATGATATCCGGCAGAATCATGAATAACTGCATTGCAACTACAGATACTTTGCTCATTTACAAATGACAAATTATGGGTCATAACCTTTACGGCAGTATTTTTGAAAGTCTTTTTAGGATTGAAAGCCAAATCAAGGAAGCTTGCCACATGCCCAAAGCTACAATGTGCGTTTGCATTAGTCAGCACAACATTCATCTTATAATCATTCAGTGTGCAATCAGTGCCATCAAGTGCAAATTCGCCGCTTCGATTCCAGGAAGCGTATCCGCCCATTGCCTTGTATATCATATCAGCTATTGAAAACTGACCGCTTGCGTTGGGGTGGATCTTATCACTAGCAAGAACACTAACCCAACGTAAGGCACTGTCTGCACCACTTAAAAACTTATACTTTCCCCAGTAGGTTTCATATAAAGTTTTTATTTCATTGTATGCTTTTACGGATGCTCGAGTAGTAAAACCGATTATAGGTGTGGCAATCCATCCGATGTAAAGTGTTGCGTTTGGTAATTGTGTCATTAAATCAATCGTATCTTTGATACCACTATTGACAGTTGAAGCTGCAATAAATTGATCATTCCATCCACCAGCAACAACAACATACTTTACCTGTTTTTTCTGTTGATCTGTGAGTGTTGCGATTGCCTGTGATAGCAGTTCTGAAAAGTGTGTATTCGCGCCAAAACCACTACCACCTTTGCTTTTATTCACATAAAAGCTAGCATCACTAAAATACTGTTCATGCAAAATATCGCACCATGGTTTAACCATTCCATCGGGTGTATATCCCTCACCGTATGAGTCGCCTATAGTAATGATTCCATAATCAGTTAACCCTGTAACAATAATATCAGACAATTCCCCATTTGCCTTTAAAGCATCCATGTAATCATCAATCGCCTGGATATAGTCCAAATTATCAATATAATTCTGTACATCTGTTTGCCACTTATTCCATTGTGTATAGTAATCATCCCACTTTGCATTTAAATCTTTAGTAGTGGCGAGCACCCAATCAAGGTTTAAATTGTGAAAATCTGTATACGGAAAATTAGAAAATGCCATTTAATCACCTCACTTATTTAAATTGATCGGACGGTATAACAAGGTATTGGCTGTTATCGCCACCTGTTACTAAAATTGGATCAAATGGTTTGTCAAAATACGTGGGGTCGGGTATTTGTCCGAATTTTTCTATTGTGAGCCTAATTTCTGCTGGCTTTGAAAGATCAGGTATAAATAAACGGAGTGTCGATGGCGATTTGCTATTGACTACTGGAAATGTGAGACGATCACCGGTATGAATATCAATATTCGAAAACAATGAAGAAATGTTGATTGCTCGATTTATAAATATTCTTTCGTAAGTGTAACCAACAGGCAAATCAATTTTTATATCCCTTGAAGATCCGTTAGCGTCAATACTTATATAAATAAACGGCCCATTAATATTAAATTTACTCATAATAGTGTACCTCCCTTTTCCCAACCAAATCCATCAATCACGCCAATAGAAATAGTTTCAAGCTCTTTTCCGCAATGCATGAAAAAACCATGCCCAATATCAAGCCCTATGTGTCTACCCTTGCCACCAAAAGTTGTATAAAGTAAATCTCCGTCTTTTGTCTTGTCAGGAGTCGTTATATTACTACAACTGTTTATATAGGCAGTCGAATACATAAATTTCCCAGTTACAAAATTGATAAATCCGCTGCAGTCAATAACAGTCTTTCCCAAACAGAAAGCCTTGATTTGTGCTTTCTGTGCTGCGTTATACTTTTTAAAATAATTTGGCTCTGCGTTCCATAATGCCTCAAAAACTTCTGGTGTACACTTCTGACCCTTTGCTCCATAAAGGTAAGCGTACTTATCACGGTTTTTGTAAAGCTCTCTTGCTTTTGCAATATACGCAACGTTCTTATCTGGAATATCATAAATCATAGCTAATTCTCCTTTTCTTTTACTATTGTTAACAGCTCTGTAATAACTTTTGTGTTGTTATTCAGTGCGTCAACCCACTTTGTGCTTTCTTGATCATGTTTCTCATACCAACTTTTTCTCTCCTCACGCTGCCTTACGTCAAGAGCGTTTACATACCACATCACAGCGCCTAAACATACGCATGGTACACCAACCATTTGCGCTATTTGCGCTATTGCGTTCATAATTTCCATCTTACCACACTCCTATCAAAATCCTATCGGCATAAAGCTTGCACACCTCATCAAGAAAATTGTAAGCTTTAGTCAGATCAATTTCCTGTTGCATCATTTGTTGCGAAGTAGTAACACCTATGTTACCATGTATTCTTCCTTCATGTGTTCCGTTTGTGGTAGACTCATCAAGACCATTTGTTACACTTCCGAGTGAGGTGTCAGCACCAAAACTTTGTGTATCACTGCCGCTGTCTGTTATGTTGTCAGTGTTTGCCACCTCAGGAGTACTTGAGTTAAAAGCGGCAACTTTATGAGTTGCATCTGATACTTTACCAAAAGTCGTTGTTGCTGTTCCTTTTTGGTATGTTTCTTCTGTGTCCACTTTGCCCTTCTGAAAGGTACCGTTTCCACTGTCAGTCCAGTTTTCCATACGATCATAATTCTCGATCGGATTATACTCAAGCTGTGTTACTTCCCACAAGTGATCTATTGACCACTGTAACGACCTTGCTACACTTGTAACATGCCGTCTTAAATATTTGGGGTCTTGGTAAATAGGTGTCAGATCTCCGTATGATAGCAAAAAGTGTTCAATAAGTTGCTCTTTTGAAACACCTTTAACGTAAATATCATTAAAGATACTATTATCATAGTCATACAAAGTCGCTATTGGAATTATAGTTCTCACGCTGCACGCCTCCTCTATTGTTAGGATACCTCAAACGTGCTTTAATGTCAAGTCCATAATGAGCGTTTACTTTTTCTAAACATTCGTTTAGTGTTTCCACCCACAACTCGCATTTTGACATTACAGCGTTTTTGGTTTCTTCAACTTCATCTGTAATCATGCGCTCTTTTTTCTCGGGTGCAGTATAAATACCTATCTCAATATCAAAAGCATGTTTTAGGTTTTCAACACTTTCTAATGCAGCTTTAACAACATTATAGCATTTTTCTATATCGTTGTTAAAGAACTCATACAATGGCTTTCCTGTTTCCTTATCATACAGCGCTTGATTGATTACAACCGCCAACTTTCCAGACATAATATCATCAAAAGCAACTTTAAACGTTTCAGCCGTGCTTTTGTTTTTGGCTGTAAAAATAAAGCCAAATTTTGCAAGCGCACTTGCAACATCATGATTAGATAAAGCCATGGCAACTCTCTGCGCGTATGAATTTATCAAATCGCCAATACCGCACCAATCAGGTGTTAATTTGACAATCTCACAATCAGTACCAATAACCAGATCCCCATTAAAAGTTGAGTCAAAAGCTGGATTAGCAACTATATAGTTAGTCGGTTGATACTGCACATCAAACCCATAAGGGTTTCCATGTTGTGGAATGATACCAAAACGTGCAGTATTCATAACACAAAAGTTACCTTTTAAAAACAGTAAAGGATAAATATAATTTTTCGCCCAATTTTGAGGCATACCATCGAAAATTATAAGACTTTCTGCGCGTTGCAAAAAGTAGCGAAAGTATGTTGCATAATCCCACGTATTGTTAATATGAATCATGTTTGGATTTTGCCTTGACTCATATTCATTTATGACAGGACTTGATACAGTTTCCCCCACATAGTACCCACTATATACAAAAGGTTTCATTCTATAAACATACCCCCATTCAAAAAGTTATTTATAACCTCTTTTCCATTCTCTGTTGCAGAGCACCTTACATCTGCGCTTTCGCACTTTACAAAACCATTCAAACCAGAAAGTGAAACAGGATTACATAGAGGTCTACCGAAATCGTTTACGTCAACAGTCTTTTGAGTGAAAAATCTACATGTTAATGTACAAAAATTTTCTTGTGATACGCACCCACTTGAACCGCTTGACGTAACGTTATTTGAAATCAAACCGCCAACTAAAGAAAGTACACCACTCGCCGCTCCTAAAGCATTACCAGTCACAGCACTCGCGATTAAACCGCCTGCACCTTCTACGATATTTCCACCACCATTACTAGAACGGCTAGAGAATCCAACGTTTGCTCCCGCGCTACCAAAATAATAGCCAAAAACACCTTTGCTATTAAAAACGCTTGCGCTGATATTTCCGTTTATATCCATTTGCATCCCAATAGAAATAGTTCTGTCTGATTTTATAAAACTTCCATCTATTGGGATTGTTCCAATATAAGGAATTGCAAGGGTATATTTTGAAAATGGTTCAACATTTCGATAATTAAAATTTTCAACTTGTGGATGATTTGGAGCGGTAACAGTAACAACATTTCCCCAAATTTTGCCATTTGAAATAGCAGTACCAGTTCCGCAGCCGTCAATAGGACCAAGTGATATTGAATCACCCCCACCACCTATTGAGACAGGAACCCAACAAGCGGATATAATATAGTCTTGCGTATTAAATACTTGTTTTGTGATTACATCACCTATTTTTGTCCAGTCCGTGAGGGCATCAATAAAAGTAGATGAGTATAAATAATTGCACAAAGATGAAAACTGTGCTGGACTCAATGCATGAAAAGCGTTTCCGTTTTTTCCTGCTGTCGTAAGTATAATACTACCTGCATTAGAAAAGCCAAAATTACCAGATAGAGCTTGTTGGATAGTTGTACTAGAGGATGTAGGAAAAAGTGTGTCGGATAATTCCTTATCATAAAGGCTGCTAGACCTTGTTACATACAGAGTGTTGCTCAAAATCTCATTTTTGTAGCTTGCCAAATAATCACAAGTGCATGAAATCTCATAAGTTGATTCTATATATGTAACATCATTGATAAAATAATATCTCCCAAAAGTTGCACAGTAGGCAACGTTCCAATCAAAAGGCGATACACCTTGCAAAATAAAAGTTGGTTTTTCTACACTTGTACCACTTTTAAGTACACATGCTGCACTTTCTGAAAGAGTTGGTATTTTCGTACTATTTATTCTTTTGTCTGATTTTCCAAATTTAACTTCAAATGCCATATGTACCCCCATATTCAAGAAAAAGGGCATTGAAGCCCTTTTTTTAATCAAGTAAAATTAAGATTGCATTTTCTGTAAAGTCAACAGGTGTCTTAAATGTGTAATGATTCCAACCGTTTCTGAATCCAAAACGTGCATTTAATGGTTCGACAGCACTCCATTGATCAACAGGAACAATTCCTAACGTGTCAATATCCATCATAAGCCCTAAAACATTTTCGACCGTCTTGTTCGTAAGTGTAAACTTACTTGTACCGTCTGCCTTTACACTCTCAGCACTTCCCTTAATCGTCATTGGATTCTCAGGATCCGTCCAGAAAGTAACTTTCTCATAATCACCCAACTCTGCCTTTTCCGGATGGAAAAATTCTGATCCATTTGCTTCAAAATAGTTTCCAAATTTTGAAATTAGATAAAATCTTAAATCAGCAGCATCAGTATGGCGATTTACAACTTTACCAGTGAAATCTCCGTGAAAACGTGTTCCACGAACAGCAATGTTTTCTTTAAGTGTTTTCATCTCGGCAGAAAGCCATACCATGAACGGTTTGAAGTCAGCCGGATTCATGATTGATTGTGCTGTCATTGTTAGTCCAGTTTCAGCGTTATACTTTGTTAACGCATGGAATACTTGCGTTTTCTTGCACATATTGCCGCTTGTAGGTGTTGCGCTACCAGCATCCGCAAGAATAAGTGCAAGGTTTGCAAGCTGCGCGCGGGCGATATTTTCCAGATCAATCTCATAAATGTTTGAAAATTCAGTCATCAACATAGAGAAGTATGATGCAACTCCGTTTTCACTGTCAAATGCTGCGTTTAATTGATTCTTCCAGATAGTGTACTTTCTCGCAAAAGTTTGACCGCCGCTTGCGATTGTAAGAAGTACATCATACTTTACCGGCTTTGTTCCCGCTTTCCAGTCTTGATTTGCTTCTGGTTTAGCAAGTTCAACATTAACATTCCATTCATCATTGTTAATGTTGGAATCATTAACGATAGGCGTAAATTTACGAATGTAATTTCCATATCTTTCAGCATCCCAAACCATACCAGAAAGCTTTCGGGAATATGGGCGAATTGAAAAAATTGTCTTTGCTAGAACTGTAGGAATAATCTGATACAGATTGTCATCCTCACGATCAAGACCCATTTTAAAAGTATTCTGCATCTGTCCAAAACTTAAATTCTGTCCAGTTTTTCTACCTGTGTATTCCTCATACATGGTATTGAGAATTGCAGAAATTTGTGTATAATTTAAACTTGCCATAGTCTACCCTCCTTTAGAAAAATTTACTAATATCTGTTTTATCGTTTGAACTGCCAAAATTAGTCTTGCCATTGGCAAGCTGCTGTGCTTTTACAAGTGCTGCTGCAAACTTATCATAATCAAAAACATTTGGTTCTGGCTTTTGATCTGTCTTTTGATCTGTCTTTTGATCTGTCTTTTGATCTGTCTTTTGATCTGTCTTTTTATCATCTGTAACGTCAAATGCCGCAATCTCATCTTTACTGTATCCGGCATTTACAAGCTTTAAAATTTCATCAATTTTCATATCTTTACCTTCTTTCTTTATTTGTTGACAGCTGTAAACAGATTCGAACTGCTATTTTATGAGTCAAAGTCATATGTGCTAACCGTTTACACTATACAGCAATAATAGGCGGCTCGTCTGTTGTCCCCAACATGCACACACTGTCTAGTGTTTGGATAGTGCAACCGCCTATTTATTATATAACATTTATATTATTGTTTGTCAATTACAACTTTATAAAATATCATACCATGATACACAATCAAAAGAAGCTAAAAAATCACATTGTGTTTCATAGTCTGAAAATGTTATGTCACCACTTATAAACATTGGTTTTAGATACTTTTTACTACTTGTTTGCCATCTTTCTAGTGATGATGGCGAAGCATCAAAAACATCATCACAATGTGCTTTCATAGGTTTAGTTACATAAAACTTAAAGTCTGACTTATGCAACCACACAGAAAACAAAGGTGTTTTCATATCGTGCGTATATTCCTTTAAGTTTTGATGCCGTATTCTATCATCTTCGAGATCCATAAATTCGTTATCAAGTTCCATTTTCGCTCTTCCTTTTGGAAGATTCCTATAGAAAGCGTTTTGTCTCTTTTTCTCTGAAATAGGCGATTTAAAAGGGAGTATAAGTGTAGTTTCACATCTGTCTACCTGTGTGATTTCAGTTCTTTCTTTTACGGCTTTGTAGCAATCAGGAATTAGTCGATATCCGATTAAAATGTTTGACATAATAGCGTTAGAATTGCCGAAAAACCACGTTCTTATTTTTTCCGTTTCAGAGTCAGGGCGGTTTCTGAAAAGAACTTCCATGATATTTTTGTATGCCTGGAACTCATTTTTTATAGGTCTGTCACCTTTTTGAGGTATAAATTCGTCAAAAATTACATCATAAAACCTTGTAAAATCTATACCAGTTTTGTTTTGAAAAGTAGACAGCGAAACACCTACTATAAAAGGTTTATCGTTTTGCAAGTCCTCATTTGTCAGATATGCTTTGCCATAACCTTTTTTGTCGTTATATTTCAAACGAATATCTTTTCCGAACCAATCCGGCTTTACGAAATCGCCTATAGTCGAAAAGCTGTTTTCAAGTGCGACGTTTGTTCTACGAACATATAAAATAGGATAGTGTCCGTCATTCCAGATATCACATATGAGGTGAGATTTTCCAATACCTCTACCGCCTATTATATCAATATAACGCTGTCCAACGTCACAAATATATTTATAATTCAAATATCCGTTTTCTTTATATAAACCCATAATATCACCTCATTAACTTAAAAGAGGGAAGCCGAATTGACTTCCCTTTTTTGATGTGAACAACTTGTTTTTCATCCCGCCACACCCTACCATTATAAGATTAAACAAGCTCAAAATTCATATAAGTGCGTCCAGCTTTGCTCTGTGAGCGTGTCAGCTTAAACTGTAAATTATAAGTACCCATGAAATCATATGCACTTTCTGCTGTCTTGATCACAGTTGGACTTGATGTAGCAATCGTTACAACTTCGCCTGTATCAATGTCAGTATGATAAAAAACAGCCACTTCCTTATCGTCATCTGTTGTATATCGTACGTAATCAGTTACGTTTACAATGCTATCATCTGGTAAATTCTTCATCAACAAATGATTATCATTTGCCATCTTAAACATTTCTTTCTTATCAAATTCTCTTGACTGTCTTTCAATTCTCATTTTCATTTTCCTCTTTTCTTTTATTAAGGGTTCTTTCCCTTACAAGTATATAATAAATTATTTACAAAAGTTTTGCAAACAAAACGTTATTTATTCCACTATTTCATCAATTATAGTGTAATTCTTTATTTGATCATCTGATAAACCTATTTCATAATCGCGCGGAATCATACAACTATAACCAGTATATTCTGTTACCGCTTCTTTGCCTTGATAATCTTTAACTTTTACTTTTGTGATTGTATCGCTGTCATTATACCAGATTTGAAAACCACCACTATTTTTAATTTTAAATCCATCTCTAAAGTTATCAAGGTTTTTTATCACTTCGACACCTCTTGATTTTTTTACTCCCGATATTGTACACCCGAAATAGGTTTTATCCTTTGTTTCTTTATAAGCATTGAAACAATACTTCTTTGCGCCTAAAGTTTTAAAATCTTTGTATTCGGGTTCATACCTATTTTCAGATTTCACATCGCTTTCGCAGTCAAAATATCCAATATAATATTTTTTGCCGTCAATGTCAACAAAAGAATTAGTTTCTTCGCACAGCTCATATATCCAATTATTTAATTCTGTCAATTTGTCAAAATTAAAGTTAGTTGCTTTGCAACTGTCTGTATCACAGTAAATATATGAACTTTCCGCACATGCTAGAATCCTACGCAAATGCTTTCTTGCGTGGGCTGTTGTATATACACCCCAAACATACGGCAAAACGCTTTTTTCGCTTTGCTCTGAAATAGATTTTTCATCTGGAATCGAAAAACCGCTTGCATCAACTTTTTCTTTATATGCAATGTCATTTGCATACATTGAATATGAAAATTCTTGCCATTCGTTATCCAAATACAACATAATAGGGTGAATGGGATCTGTTGCAGCCATTCCGTAAATACCATTTAATTTATTTTTGGCTTTCATCAAGTCATACTCTGCCTCTTCTCTTTCTTTGCTATTTGGGGCGGTATGTTTCACGGCTATTTTGAGCTTTGTTTTCGCTGTAAAGTATTCCATGATTACACTTCTCACATCGTCTGGCATATATCCATACCGTGCTGTATATAGCGTATCTTCTATAATTTCAATGGTATCAAAATCATAACATTCTTCAATGATAGAAAAGTCTATATCTGTCACAGTTGTTTCAAGCTCTGCCGCTTTCCACACTCTGCCATTGTCGGGATCAACACCTTGCAAATTACGGCATTTACTTATAGAAAGATACGGATTGTATTGATCTTCTTTAAGTCTTACATTTGTAAGTTTTATCTGTGCTATCCATGCAAGGTTTTTACTTTTTATGTATTTCAAACACTTTGACGTAACAGGCATTTTTTCAAAAGCTGTCATTGGAAACTGCATCAAAAGAAGCATAGCTGGATACATGCTCGAAGCGTCAAAACTATAAACGTCATGATAGATTTTAGCACATTTTATCATATTTGCGTGAGTATCGCCACCACGAAAAGCTTCTTTTAAAAGTTTGTATGTTTCGTCTGTTAAAGCTAACTTTTTCTTTAGCAGACGTGTTGTCGTACCTTTTCGTATAGCTCTTTTCATGTCGCGTCTTACGTAAGATGTACTTGTGAGAGGTACTGTTGCAATTCTATCGCCATCTTTTGTAAGCATGTATGTTATTGCTTCCCACAAGCCTAAAGTATCATTGATGATATACCCCCACTCAGTAGGACTAATATAGCTCTCATTGTGTCTTATAAGTGAGTAGTCCAGATCACCTTTTGCTTTTATGTGCGTGCAGCCCGCCATTTTTTTCGTGAAATTATCAAGTGACATGTTCGTGAGCTTATAACTACACCTTAGTTCAATACCACGCTTCTTTAAGCGCCACACAAGAGGTTTACGTTTACCAGTTGCGAACACTTCGCTATAATCGTTTAGATATCCAATCAAAAAGGAAAATTCAAACGGAAGATTATGAACGTAAATCACAAAATAGCGTGACTCATTAGTTTTATAGTAAGCTTGTATTTTATCAAGTAATTTTATAAAATCAGTCCAATATCTGCCTGCTACTTCTTCTCCGTCAACGCAAGCGCTCCAAACATACATAAAAGCGTCAATAGGTTTTGTAACTTCTTCGCCCTGGTCATCTTTTTCAATGCGTGTCCGTGATGTTGTTTCAATGTCAAAAGTTCCAAATTGATCAATATAATAAGGGCTGTCTTTCTTTTTTCCTAAAGGTTTGTGCAATGAAAAGCCATGTGACGGAACATAGTCCGCCACTGACTTTACTTCTATATTATCATATTCATTTACTCTGTTTAAACATTGAACTATCATGATTACAGCTCCTGTTTTATAGATTTCGGTTTTGGCTTCGCCCGATTGCGTTTATACAGATTATTTGCAGCTTTGAACTCACGTGCTTTATCTTTCCATGATAGCGAACTGTTCTGTATAAGAGCAACTCTAAATTCGGCTTGATCTTTTACTGCGGGGTATAAATCTTCAAAAGTGCTAAAGATTTCGTTCAATCCCTCACGTGTATTTGTATTAAGTGCTTCAGTTAACATTGTAACTATTTGATCACTTGATAGCTGCGCATACTTTTTATCAGATAGATAATGCAACGTGTTAAAAAGCTTGTCGCGGATATTTTTGGAAAGCTTAGAAATATCAACCCCGTAACGTTCTTTAAACGTTGCTACTCTTTTATTTTCTACTTCGATGCTACCACGTGCGGTTGAAGCTTTTGCTTCGAGATAATGAAGAAGCTTGTTTTCAAGCGCTCTCAGCTCACGGATTGAAAAATCTTTGTATACAGCTTTTCCCGTTGAAACATAAGAAGCGTTATAAGAAACATGCTTATTGAAGTAATCAACAGCGTCCTGGTATCTGAAAAGTGCTGTTCTATCCGCTGCAATTCGACCTTTACTAATTGCAGTCGTTAAAGTCTTTGCACGCTTGTTTGCAACATTGGCAAGTTTGCCGACACGAGCGATATATTCTGACTTACTAGAAGTCGGTTCAATAGAATCATAATGCCAACGGGTGAAATATTTTGCCTGAATTTCTGTCTGTTTCATAACTTAATACCTCTCTTTTCTAATTCTTCTTTTACAATGTCATATTTATAGTTGTGCGGTGTAATTTCTCTGAAAATCTTTGCTATTGCCTTATTACTATAAGCGTTTTGTCTAAGAACTAAAACAATATAATCAACTGCTTCAAGTCCCTCTTTATATGAGCATTTCGTGCTATCTGGTACAACCTTATACCATTTTGTCATTTTGATATCAAATACCGCCTGAACTAAAATTGCGTGCTGTAACATTTCATAAGGTGTTAACTTACTATTTATAATGCCGTCTTTAGGTCTTTTCATTTCTTTATATCTCCTTGATTTTTTCTTTTATTGTATCATGGAGTTGTTAACAAATAAAGTATAAATTATGACCAAAATGTTAACAAATTATTGTTATACTTGATATAGAACAATGAGACGAACAAATGTACTATTGGAGGAGGCGATAGAACAAATGTGCTAACAGCAGAGGCGACAGGCAACCAACGCGAGCGAGCCGACTG